TGTACCCACGTCTGTTCCCGTTTTATCGGCAGCGGTATTAGCGTTCCAGTGTGTATCCTCGACCAATGTATCATAGCTGTAAAGGGGACCAGCAAGGTCGGCCCAGATTGTGATATCGCTCGCCGGCGGAATGTACGGCGCACCTGTGGCTCCGGTAAAGATAGACCACAACTCGGTATCATCGGCCTCAGCGGTGTATCGGTATCCGGTTACACGAGCCCAGTTCTTCAGATCTCGTTTGCTGAATTCATAAGAGAGTTCAACCATCGTATCTTCGAAGTCACCCTGCGAAACTATCCCTTGCCCCGTAACCCTGGCATGGCGATTTTCCCAAATAGCTTTACCGTCGATGTCAATATAGAAGAACCCCTTAGCCATCAATTCTAGGTCCTGAATGGCCTCGAGTGCATTCTCTTTATGAAACCACGCTACTTGGAGGGTATCTATTCCCGTGTCGAGGTCTCGGGCAGAGGCACCCCAGTTTATAGCGTCGAGAACATCATCAACCAGAGCGTCGGTGGTCGTGTCGGTAAGCAATGCGATATCGATCTCTTTTTGAGCCATATCGTCCATGCCATCCACCGCTAAAATATACGCAAGCCGGTTATCCCACTCGGCATGAGGCACGATCTTATCTATCTTCCCCAGGAAGTGGTTATACGCAATTCCTTTGTATATTTCATACACCTCGATTTTTGCACCGAGGTCAAGAGTGCCATAATAACTCCCTGAAGTCAGCTCCGGGCTAAAGTCGCCGGCGTAGTTATCACAGGTGAGTTCACACACCCCAGAGGCGGCGTGGCCTAATTCTTCGTCACGACCCCTCTCTGTTCTACACCCAAATACCAATCCTCCGGCCTTGGCTATCTCGTAAGTATCGGCCAGCCAGACGTATATCCCGTCAACTTCAGTTTCCATTGCCAAGGTAATAGCCTTCATCGCCCCACTGCTTACATATTGGTAAATGATTAAGTAGACATTATCAGAAACATGGAGGAGTACAGGGGCATTGCAGTAGTCATTATCAAACTGCCATTCGTCTACTCTAGAAGTAGCAATGTTCCCATCAAGGTCGATGCTTCTTGTTTCTATGTGGCCGTTATCACCCGCACCTCCATATACTACGGCCCTGACAAGCCTAGAAAGGTTATAGGTATTATTGGCGAAAAGATCACCCGAAAATTCATACGTATCTATAGCAGAGCTAATTGCACCGGCCCCATCCACACTAAATGTCGTATGGTGTCCGTCATGCTGCAAAGCCGTACCGTCTCTGAATGTAACGGCATATTTTGTGGGTGCGATTTGAAGGATATTGGTATATGATGCTCCGAGTGCCGTAAAGGTAAGGGAAGATATCAAGGCAGCACCGATATTACCCGAGCTGTCAATCGTAATCGTGTGCACTTTATCATCATGAGCCAACAGGAAAATATCTCCGGAATGATTGATGATCTTACACCAGTCTACAGCGCCGCCCATGTCGAAACTGTCTATCACCGAGCTGATAGTACCATTTGCGGCAATACTCACGGTCTTGATGAAACCGTTTTCCGAACTCTTGTAGAAGATCGCAAAGATGCTGCCGGATACATGAATAATGGTTTGGGCATTCGTCGCGGAGGTATCGTATTCTAATTTGTACAAAACTGCATTCCCGATTACACCGGCACCCGATATCGAAACGGTTACAATAAAGCCATCGCTGTCAGGGCCTTTATAGACGATTGCATAAGTCGTACCCGAAACATGAACAAGTGAGCGACCGCGGCTCATTGCACCGTTGACAGTGTCAAACTCTAAGCTACCGATTATGGCATTGCTAATTGTACCATCATCATCGACACAGAAGGTCTTGACCCAGCCATCAGTTGCCGGACCTTGATATGCGACAGCATAGACATTATCCTGAATATGTAATGCGCTGGGTACCGACCCAAAAGCACTGTCTATTATCAGAGTATCTATGACCGCTTCCGTTATATCTCCGTATGCCATTATCTCCCCAACCGGGCATCTTCCCGTGTCTTAGTCTGGATTTGGCGGGCAAGGCTTCGAGCCTGCTGTTCGTTACCCATCACAGCGGCCGTATTGATATTCACTGTGGTACCACCGCCTCGGCTAAATCCGCCGGTCATCGCTACTATCCCCGCAGCACCAGCAGCCGCTACTCCCAGGCCTATTGCTATCCTGGCCCATCCCACAGGACCAGTCAAGGCAGCCACAATAGTCTGCACTATCGCAAGAGCCCTTAAGGTTCCAATAAGCTTCTTGATCTCCGGCATCGCCAGCATTATCGCACTGGTAGTAGACATGATTGCACCGGCAGTCACTAGAAAAGTTCCGGCTACCTTTGCTGCCGGAGAATCTAACTGACTCATAAGGGAACCCATTGCCGCCATAGCTGACCCAGCGGCGACAAGGCTCATTTGTAGCTGCTGAGCAGAGAAAGCCTGAGCCTCAAGATTCTGGCCAAACTTCTGTAACTTGGGGCTGGCTTCATCCCTCATTCGGGTTACGATTGTAATTGCAGCTTCCTCAGCCATCGTATTCTCCTATATGTTATACTCACCACCGGATTTTGCCACTTCGCGTACATTCTGGTACATGATCATCTTATAAATAAGGCTCTGTGGCATCTTATCTAACTCATCTGGGGTAAACCCGGTCTCCACTACTAACATAGCCTCCTCCATTTCAGGCGGTACCTGATAACTCTTCGGTATTTTCATAGCCAGGAAAAGAGCCTCGGCTAACTCTCGATACCGCTTACCGCTAAAGGGTCTCCAAACACCTCGTTTATCTTAAGCATTAAAGTCTGATATTTCGTTTCTGGAATACCATCCAGTACCTTTTCGGTTACCTCCCCAAACGACCATTCTACGACCTGCCCCAGAATCAGAGCATCATTCAGGGCTTCCGTATTGACCTTAGCCCAGTCGATATAAACCTCCCCGCTTTGGATCTGGTTCTTGATGATATCCCGGTCGCTCCCCATAGTAAGTTTCGTTTCCGGGTAAATCAGGGCCGGCCGACTAATGTCATTGCATCGCTTCTGCGTCCCGTGTGTTTTCTCCGATAAAAGCAATGCGTAATCCTCATCCCCCAGGTCTATTCTTACTCGGTCACTCATGCGATCCTCCTGGTTATAAGACTCCTTTTATATTTAAACGGCTAATTTTGCATCTGAAAGCGTCATATTTACTAAGCTTAGTATGCTCCCTTCGCCACGGCACCGTTTACTTGTAATTCAGCCCTGGCCAGTACCATAGCACCTACCCTAGAGGTGATTTCGTAGTTTCTGACCCAGCAAGTGCCTGAATACTTGATATCGGTACTGTCATTCCCTTCAGGACCATAGTTGAAAGCTAACGCCGCGGTATGCTCCCTGAGAGGGCCTAATACCGTATCCGAACCGACATCGGTATCATCGCTCCACATCAGTTCCAGAATAATCACGGCATTCTGTAGTGCCGGATGCCACTTTCTACCCGTATCCCCCAGAGCCGTTGCCTCGTTTAATTCTCTGGGACCGGGCAACCCGGAGATAGAGACGATATAAGGGGATATTTCCCGTTCATCCGAACCGGTATCCGTGATAAAGAACTTTGAAAGGTTAGAATCGTAAAAAGCCATATTAATCTCCTTTATCCGATAAATAGACGGTAACTTTCTTCCCCACATGGGTTAGAAGAGTTTGAATGCGACCCCTATTTTGAGTCAACAATCTTTGATGGTAAGGGTTTGCCCGACTACCCGGGTGGCTAACCTTCATAGCAAAAACAATTTCCCCACCGATTTGAAACCTTAAGGCTTTAGCGGTTTTCGGCCTGATTTCATGTGGGTCGGTACCGCCCCTTACCCACCCACCATAAAACTTGCCCTCTGGAGTTCTGGCAGGCTGCATTACCTGTAGCCACTGTCCTATATCTTGTCCCATAATCTGAAAGAAACTTGATCTCGCTAATTTACCAGTTACTTTTGGCGTTGCCATAGCTAGCGGCCCTGTACCCTTAGACGGCACAAAGAGCTGACCAACCCTCCGTAACGCTTCGTTAAGAGCTATCCGGACACTTGCAGCACTCGCTTTCTTAAAGCGATCTGCTACTTCTGTTAATCCATCTACTTCAATATCAATCGCTGTAGGCATAATTAAGCCCTCGTTGGTGTTGTAACCTCTGTAACCTCCAAGAATAAACGCTGCCCCCTGTATCCGCCTTTCGCCGATCCCAGGGGTTCTGCTTGATTAGCGTTAGTAATTTCTGCGTTGGTCACCCCAGTTGCACTATTAAGACTTGGATATTGTTCGATAGTATCGATAACTTTCTGGGTCTCGGTAGCGAGTGAAGCCTCCAGCGTAGCGATATCACTACGCCAGGGGACGTAGCAATCGAGATTTACAGACCAGACGTGCTTATACGCACCTATCGTAATCGCTTCCTGCCTGTGCGATCCCTTTAAGACACGGAGAACTCGGGCTAAGCCCTTCTTTATCGCTGACGCTTCACCGGCAAGGCAATTCGTGGTATCGAAATCTGCGTGAGTACGTATGACTGTTAAAATAGCTGTCTCGACCGTAGTATAAGACATCAGCTCGTATTCTCGCTTTCTTCTTCAGGCAGAATTCTAGCTCCCGGGTATTCGTTCATCCTACGCCTGTAGAGAGGCTTTTTGAGAACGCCCTCATCGTCTCTAGCTGCTCCGGCTTTGAGGTTATAGAACCTGCGCTGCCTCATTCCAGCCCTTATCTTCCTTTCGTCTATTTGCTTGAGAATCTGGTTCAAGAAACGTTCGTACATCTGAGCGCGGGTATTTCCCATGTCCTCCATTTGCTCATCGGGGTCATAAGCCTGAACGGGGATAGTACCCAATAATCTGGCAGCCGCCCCGTTCTCATTTGCATCTTTAAGGAGGCCGTAAGCGTGGGGGTAATCTGTTTCACTCACCGGAACGGTATATCCCATCACATCCAAGCGGGCATTAATCACATCGGCGATGTCATCGATCTCCGCTTCGCATTGCGTGAGAGAAGGAACCGTGCCACTGGCAAACGTACGGCTGGCAACGATATCTCCGATCAGCCTTTCTACTCCGGCTACCGTACCGTAACTATTTGCGTCTACACTCATAATTCCTCCTATCTCTCCTACCGTTAAACTGAGTAATCTTCAGAGTTCGCCTTGCCATGCTTAACATAGCCTACAGTTATAGCCCCAGTCGAATTGGCTCCTGCTACGGTATAGTACACTTTAGCATCACGCCAACCTTGCATCCTACCTTGAACTGAGTGTGTCATCCTTACAGCCTCATTGGTAAGCAGGATAGTCACTAGTGTCTCTGTATAAGTACCATCCGATACAGTTATAGTTACTGTTCCAGCACTAACCTTGATAGCTGTAAAGAATATGTCAGTTATCTCAATAGAGCCTCCAGCAACAGGAGAGGCGATGGCTGTTGCGCTCACCTGAGTGTTAGTCCAGCTTACAGACTGCCACTGCCCGTACTTCTGCCTATAGTTAAGAACAGACAATGCGTATCCCCAGGAAGTCAGGAATTGCTCAATGACTTTACCTAATGAGCCAACTATACTGAAAGACCACATAAGTTACTCCTAGTGTGACTCGTGATAGTAGAACGAGATGAACCCGTAGAACTTAGAATCCTTGGTAGGGCGCACCATAAAGCACTGATCGGGCGGTATAACCCAGTTTGCGTTATTACAGCAATCGTAAGGCTGTCTGGCAGGTACGGGGAATCTATTAGCAACACTGCCTGCCGTAATCGTGGTCATTATATCCGCAGAACCATCAGATACATAGAAATCACCCTGAGCACCACCGGATTTACTGGCCAATATGTTGACCGGTACTACTAGAGTACCCTCTGCCAGATAACTGAATGTGCCACCGACATATATTCTGATTTGCTGGTCGTCTTTGGCCTGGTTAGGCATGATATGCACACAGGTAACTACCAAGTTCAAAGTGCTATGACCGTTCTTTATGACAGCCAGCCAGTGCTCATCAACAGCAGAGGTAATACCATCTATGTCCATAGTATACGCATCGCCATGAATAGATGCGTCATGGTCTTCGGCAAATATGGAAGAAGATGTTTTTAGTTGGCCCGCACTATTTACATCAGCCGTATTCTTTTTACCCCATCCAAATATCTCCATTAGTCCTCCTCAATTTCCTCGTCTGAAGCCGTCTCCAGTTGAGTCACCGCATTTTTAGTATTCTTTTTAATCTCCTCCAGCTCTTCTAATTGGAGTCCGAGGAGCCGTTCGAGTATTTCTTCCATCTTCACATACTCACCTCCTAGAATGAACCACTCCGTCCCGTCGGTATGGATCATCACATATTGATACTGTAAGGTTAATTCTATTGTCTTCAAACCGTCTATCGTCTCAGTCCCGTAAGGGTCGATAGTGACCTTATTATCGGAACTGTCTATCTTCTTAATCCAGTACCACTTGTCAGCTCTGCTAACCGCGGCTTCGAGTGAAACCTTAATCGGCCCGGTGGTGGCATCCGCGTATAACACTGTTTCATCGCCGGCAGTGAAGTTGGCCGTCTCTTCACTCTGGCTTACCAGAATGGCCATGCTCTCTACCGGAGTCTTAGCCTCCGGTGTATCATCTATCGTAGCGTAAAGAAACGTTTTAGCGTCAAACAAGGATTTCGCCACCGCATCCCCAGGTTCGCCCGAGAGACCGGTTAAGTCTATCTCATCGCCACCGCCATCCTCGTGTCTATAGTCGTGGTCAAGCAAAAGACGGCGTAGAAACGATATGCCGTTCCTAAGCTTATTGAGTTGAGTATTCGCTGATCTGTTTTGCATTTTAATCCGCTATGGTAAACGTGACACTATCCGCATCCCACTCTACCTTATCAGAAGAGTTCGCAGCTTCGCCCTCGTCAAATCCTGCGCCACTTTTAGCACCCTGCACGGTCTCCATTTGCCTTCTCAGCATTTCAAACTGAGTCCACGTTAATTGTATTTCCATAATACCCCCTTAGATTACCTGCCCTCTCCCAGTTTCCCACCTCTCTACAATAGTGCAAGGACCTGGAGGAGTATCAGTATGCTGGCAATCTTGAACCTCAAAGAAGCCCCTCTCCTCATTAGGCTCTCCCTCATTTATGACTACTCCAGCATCCACACGCCTTCTAGCCTCTTCTATCAAGTCATAAAGTTCAGGAGCTTCTCCCTCACTGTCAGGCTCATAAGCAATGTCTAGTCTGATTCTTTTTAACATAGTTACACTCCAAAAAGATGTCGTTCGGCAGCAAAGAATCTTGCTTCGTTGTCTGCTGACCTAGTAGCACTAGTTACTTGGAATAAGGCTATATCACCAGCAAGGTCACCCTCCAAAGCACCGTTCCTATAGTACCCACCAAGAACAATAGTATCTGCTGGCTCTGTCTGACAATCAGCAAACCACTGTCCATCGTCAGTTCCCCCACTAAGATCCCAAGCCTGTACAATGCCATCAACATACACTATATGAGTAGAACCATCGCTTTGCATGGTAATCTTATGCCAAGTACCAACAGTAATTGAGGTGGTCGTCGTGTCTATCCAAGAGCCAACTGTATTCAAGAAAGTTTCAAATTGTAGGTAACCATTGGCTTTAAGGAGAAGGCGAAGAACATCTACATTATCAGTAGACTGCTTGACGTAGCACCAAAGATAATCATTAGCCGCAGAATCCTGATTTACCCACATAGATACAGTGCCTATCTCATCAGTAGTAACAGCAGGGTCATCAATAGTTACATAGTCATCAGTGCCATCGAAGGATAGATAAGGAAGCCCAGTTGGCAGCTGCATCCAGGTAGCACCAACTACCGTGCCATTAGTAGAGCCACCAAAGTCGAAGATAGTAGCACCTGCACCTGGAACTCCTGGT